GTTTGAAGAGGCTGTGCAAGACGACATTATTGAGTTCATGCACACCAACAAGGACCGTTTGCGTGAAGTGAGTTTGCGTATGGCTCTTAAGATTGCAGACTTGCGCAAGATGTCAGTGTTGAATTGGAAACGCCTTGCAGAGACAACTTGTATGAAGGTTGCCTAATATGGCTTGGATAGGTGTCTTAATGTTACTAATGTTAGGACACCTTGGCTGGGCACTACTCTTATCGTTTATTATTTTGATGTTTGGAAATTGACATGTACGAAATTTATGATGGTGACTTGTTGCTGTTTACTGTGGCAACTCGCGACGAAGCAGACGAACAGAAGCAAATGGGATTTCGGATAGTGCGTGTGGCAAAGTAACTTTTAAAGTTTCCTCGGGCATTGGTTGGCTCCGGCCCGGGTTTTATGGCAGGTACCCTTAAAAAGGTACCTGTCTTTTTGACAACTAAATATTTTTCTATGCACAACCCGATATTTTGTACAGCACCTTTTACCACATTAAGAATTGAATCAAATTACAAAACAAATCAGGTAGGATTCAAACCAGGATGTGTATATAGGATTCAAACCAAATCAGAATCATTGAAAGATTTTTTACACGGAGAAGAAATGACCCAACTCCGTGACAACAAAATCAACGGCATAGAACCGGTTCCGGGTTGCGATGCATGTTCAAAAAATGATAAAATTGGCACTACCAGTATACGAAAACAACTGCTACAAAAGCCCTGGGCTAGCGATAAACTGGATATTAAACTACTAGATGTGTTTTTCAGTAACACATGCAATCTTGGTTGTTACATGTGCGACGAAAAATCCAGTACCTATTTGGCCAATGAAAGAAACAATGCCGGATTATCAGACACCTCTGTCGTAGTACAAGACAATACTGACATTGCACTGGCCACAATTGATCAATTGCCAAATTTAGAAAGTGTAAGTCTCATCGGGGGCGAATTCTTTATTTTTAAAAAGAACTTAATAATGCTGGACAAAATAATACAGCGGCAATTGGGTTGTAGGATTGTGACCAATGCATCTGTATTGACATCTTCCTTGTTGAGCAGGCTCAAGCAAATTGTCAATTTAGAAATATCCATCAGTGTAGACGGAGTCAAGGATGCATATGACTTTATGCGATATCCTGCTACCTGGCAACAATTTTCTACCAATGTAGATACACTTAGACAACATTTACCAAAGTCAAGCATGTACTTTAAATTTATAATTCAAATTTTGAATATCAGTCATGTGTACCAAACAATAGACTGGGCAAACAAAAAATTAATACCCATACAGATTAGTTCATTGACTAGTTCAGACACACAAGGACTAAATTGGTCTATACTCAAAGATCATGAAAAAGATAAATTGATTGAATTTTTACATGCTGAAAAATTAAAGTACGGCATTACCACTAAACAAAATGCAATAATTCACGAATATATTTTGGGGATACAAAAAAGTATTTTCAATCAAACGCATCGAGACACTGGCATCCAGTTCATCTCAAAACTTACTGCACATCGAAAATTAAATATGTCTATTGTTCAAGCACAACTAGGGGTCTTGACAGAGTTAGCGGAAGAAATTGAGCAGGCAAGGCTTGCATTTTGCCCTAGGACTGTGTATACTATACAAGATGAAACGATGCATAATACAGATTAAAGACGAAGTAAACATCAAACTGGAAGGGCTTGATCTTGACGTTCGCAAGGCCTTGGTCACGGCATTCAAATACGAAAACCCGGCCGCACGTTACATGCCAGCAGTGCGACTGGGACGCTGGGACGGCAAGGTTGCATACTTTCAACTGGGCGGCAGTACATACACAAACTTGTTGCCAGAGATTGTTCCCATCCTTGAAAAGTTTGATTACGACATTGAGATAGATGATCAAAGAGACTACTCTACCTCGTTTGAGTTTGAACAGGTACGTGAAGACTCGTTTGCACACATCACGTGGCCCAAAGGACACCCTGCTGTGGGTGAACCCATTGTCATGCGAGACTATCAAGTTGACATTGTGAACAACTTCCTGGCCAATCCACAGTGCCTACAAGAAGTGGCCACAGGCGCAGGTAAGACTATTATGACAGCGGCCTTGTCAAATGCTGTCACACCATATGGACGATCGATTGTGATTGTGCCCAACAAGAGTCTAGTGACACAAACAGAAAAAGACTACATCAACATGCAACAAGATGTTGGTGTGTATTTTGGAGATAGAAAAGAATATGGACGTCAACACACTATTTGTACTTGGCAAAGTCTAAACATCTTGTTGAAGAACACCAAGGCAGGCACAGGCAAAGTGACCATTGACGAGTTCTTGGAAGATGTGGTATGCGTTATTGTAGACGAAGTACACATGGCCAAGGCAGACGCACTCAAAACCCTGCTGACTGGTGTGATGGCTAGAGTGCCAATTCGGTGGGGTTTGACCGGAACTATTCCCAAAGAAAAGTTTGAAAGTCAGGCTCTGCTGGTGGGGCTTGGTCCTGTAGTTGGCCGACTCAGTGCCAACGAACTACAGCAACAAGGCGTGTTGGCCAACTGTCACGTGAACATTGTGCAATTGGTGGACCATGTGGAATACAAAGAGTATCAAAGTGAACTCAAGTACTTGTTGGAAGAGTCGGGTCGATTGGACACCATGGCCGACCTGATCCGTCGGGTAAACGAAACAGGCAACACCCTGGTACTGGTAGACAGAGTTGCCGCTGGCAATGAATTGGTTGCACGTCTAGGAGACAAAGCAGTGTTTGTGTCGGGCGCAACCAAAGGAACAAAAAGACAGGAAGAATATGATCAAATTGCAGACTCAACAGACAAAATCATTGTGGCCACTTACGGTGTGGCGGCAGTTGGAATTAACATTCCGCGAATCTTTAATCTGGTGCTCATCGAGCCTGGCAAGAGTTTTGTTAGGGTTATCCAGTCGATTGGTAGAGGTATCCGAAAAGCAGAGGACAAGGATCATGTGCAAATTTGGGACATTACCAGTACCTGCAAGTTTGCCAAGCGACACCTGACCAAACGCAAACAGTTCTACCGGGAAGCCAACTATCCTTTCTCAGCAGAAAAACTAGAATGGATGAAGATTGCTTGACTTCCTCCGACAAATCCTGTAACATACAATTATGAGAATACTAACACTTGACAACACCTATTACGATCTAAATCAACTGCCCGAAGAAGTTGATGACATGCGTTTTGCCATACTTGACAACTCAAATCCAGTAGAACCAGACTATCACTTTATTCCGCTGATCTTTTTAGAGAGTTTTAATGCACCTGCCCTGGTGTTGCGTATCGGAACACAAACAATCAAAATGCCCATGGACTGGCAGATCTTGATTGGTGAACCTGACGTTGGTGATCTTGAAGTGCTACCGTTGACTTCGATCAATGACAGAGGCTTTAAAGTATTTCAATTCAATCCCCTGAGCAGTTATAGACCCTCCTTCCCGGACATCGAAATACTAGATGTGTATCATGAGGTCAACTGGTACGCACCCAAACTCAAGAACGGTCAGATGTTGGCTGTGCCCTTGAACGATGATGCTGAACCTGACTGTGTGTACTTTGTGAAAGACGTCAGCCGCAACTGTGAAATTGTCAACTATAATCTGGCCTGGTAATGTCACAACTCAAACCTGACACCAAGTACATATACGAACGTGCCAATGGTGTGGTTTATGCTCGGGAGTTTGGTGCTGATCCAGGTGATCGAACAGTAGTAGGATACGAATACGATCCTATCACAGGACAAAAGATACCACATGACTGGGATTCAAGAACAAACGACGGAAGACCTTTACACGATCACATTATAGAAGACAAGATGTGGGCTGAGATCCGGCGTGCCGCAAAGACCAATCCCACTTTACAAGATTCACTGGATCATGCTATAATGATCTACCGACTGACCAAGACTGATGAGTGATAAACTGAACATTGCCAACGAGATGCGTATGTTTGACCGCAAGGTTAGGACATTTTACGATGACTTGACCCCAGAAGAAAAGAAAAAGTTTTCGAACTATCTCATGATACGTTGGGGAAGTTCAGTGGAAGGTTCAAGAGAATTACAAGAGTTCTATGTTATCAGTTGCAATGAGCGCCTGAACAAACACTTCTTTGATGTGAGTAAGCATCCTAAACTACACTGGCTCATGGCCACAAGCGTAAGTCCAGGTATGGGCACACCACGACATCCTTGGATAGCCCCTAAGAAAAAAGAAGCAGGACTCAGTGCCAAACGCAAGGCATTGATGGCCATGTATCCCACCTACAAAGATGACGAGATAGATGTCATGGCACAAATAACAACCCAAAAAGAAATAGACGCATACAATCGAGCCGCAGGTAACGAGAAAAAATGACATTCACGTGTGAGTATTGCAAGAAAACATTCATGAAAGAAACTTCACTGTTGGTGCATTCGTGTGAGCCCAAGCGCAGAAGACTTGCTCGAGACGAAGCAGGTGTACGCATGGGATTTCAAGCCTATATCAAGTTCTATGAAACCATGCAAGGATCGGCCCGAAACAAAACACACGATGACTTTTGTGACAGCCCTTACTACCGAGCATTTGTCAAGTTTGGAAACTATTGTGTAAACACACATGTGGTTGCGCCCGCACGTTTCATGACCTGGTTGCTGAAGGCACAAAAGAAAATTGATCATTGGTGCAGTGACAAAATCTACACAGAGTACTTAATAGAATACCTGCGTGTGGAAGCAGTGGACGATGCCCTGGCTCGAGCAATAGAACACAGCATACGTTGGGCAGAAGAAACAGGTAATCCTGCACATGACTGGATGCGTTATGGCAACACCAATAGTCTATGTTATGCTGTCACGGCCGGACGTATATCACCTTGGATAATTTATAATAGTGAATCAGGACAAAAGTTTCTCAGCGAATTGAGCACAGAACAAGTGGCCATGGTCTGGCCCTACATTGATTCGGACGCCTGGCAAAAGAAGTTTACCAACTACCCAGCAGATCAAGAGTATGTGAAAGATATATTGAACAAGGCAGGCTGGTAATGAGCGCAGATATAGATTTAGATTTTGCGAATCGCGAGGACGTACTGAAATTGATTCAGCATGTGCCTGCACGACAAAGCAATGGACGTAAACACAACTCAGGTATATATGTATCAGACATTCCCTGGGATCCTGTGAATCAGTGCGCCGCAATAGATTACGAAGAAGCAGAACAGCGTGGATATTTTAAACTGGACTTCCTAAACATGAGTGTGTATCAGTTGGTCCAGGATCCTGCACACTATGAAGCCATGCTCACAACCACCCCACCTTGGGAAAGACTGTGGACAGATCATGCCTGGGCCAGTCAGTTAGTACACGTGGGCAATTATACAGATTTGCTACGTGTGATGAAACCAGATTCAATACCCAGGATGGCGGCTTTTATATCCGTTATTCGCCCGGGCAAAGCACACTTACAAACACGCCCTTGGGCAGAAGTATTTGAGAGTGTGTGGGATGGTGACGAATCTCGAGGCTACACATTCAAAAAAAGCCACGCAGTTTCCTACGCGGCCCTGGTAGCATTACACATGAATCTTACTAGTCCATCCGTCGCACAAGAGTAATTGATTTGCGTTTGCTTTTCTTGCGCACTATGTCCAGCAAACTGCAAGCAGGACCGTGCAAGATCTCTAGATCTTTGTTGACAAAAGTGCGCAGGGTATAGCGGAACTGTTCCCAGTCTCGGCGCAGGAATATGTTTATGGGGATTGATCGATTGCTTTCCCACCACCAAGTGCTGGCCAATTCCAGGAACAGTATCTTGGATTCTTGGTCCAAGATACTGCCAAAGTCGTAGATAGTTGTAACAATATCGTCCCTGTTTTGTACCACACCCACATATTCTGCATTGGCATAAATGCACAATGTTATGAAGGGATATTTTTCTGTCAATTTTTCAAAGATATTGTTACCCATAAATACTTGCTGAGGATCCTATGTATTCAACCACCGTTTACTTATACCAACAACTCGTCCGGGTAC